GATTTTTCATATGCTAACTTCCTTTACCTCCCTCCCGGAATTAGTGAGATCTTTTTTGATCCTGGAGTGCGAGAGCCGAGTACGTGCGACGTCACTTTTCGAGAAGAGTACATCGCTCATTAGGAGGGTTTATGCAAATTGTATTTTTGAATGAGCAAACCTTAAAGGTGATTGATTATGCCTATGCTAGTGATGATTTTGAAATCGTCCTCGATGCCCTTGTCCCGCAGTCATCAACTTTTCATGTTAATAAAGAAAGCCTGAATGCGGATGTTGGTGATTACCTTGTAGTAAGAGAGCGCGATTACTTCTATATCGGAATTATTACTTCAATCGAGAAGATTGATGAGCGATACATCAAATTATCAACGAAGGATTTTCTATCTAAATTTGACGTTGAGGTCCCGGTTTATTCCTACACTGGAAACATTTCACAATTCCTCATCAATCTAATTAATACGCATTTTCGCTCGAGTTTGGATGCTAAACAGAATTTATCCTATCTGCTAACTGAAATCATGATCAATAAAACAGGAACCCTCAGTTACGAAGCGGATAAAAAAGTAAACATTCTTAAATTAGTCGAGGAGTTTTCAAAGACCTATGGTATACGACTAGCCTATGAGTTGATCATCGTTAATGGGGTCATTTCAAATATCAAAATCAGGGTAGTGGCGGTGACTAAGGGTTTAACGATAAAAAGCGATTTAGGAACCATATCAAATCTAGTTATTTCAGACACGAATGCTAATGCCTTAAATAAGATTATCTTTTATCCAAAGTCTGATAACGTTCTCCGGACGAGTGTCGTTTCTTATTATCTTTTGAATGATGGAACGATAAGCACGAATGCTAGCTCGTTAAAACGAATCGAAAAAGTGAGCTTTAAATGCGAGTTTTATGCAGACAGTGATTATTCATCATTATTAACAAAAGCGACCTCCGCGCTTATTGATTCATCTTTAGAACACAATATAACGTTTGATTTTTCGTTCCTAGCAAACAAAATTGAGGCTTTGAGCGAACTATCGGTTGGCACGTTTGTGAGCTTTGTCACACCGAAGAAAACCTATGAAACGATTGTCACAAAAATGGTCTACAAGGGGACTTTTAGGCAAGGCACAATCACGCTTGGAGAACACCGTATTTCGCTCACTGACAAACTTAAATTAATCAACCGAAGGGGGACCTAACATGGCCTTAATAAAAATCACTTTTGACTCCGCCTCAGTATCATCTAAACAAGATGCTGACTGTAATCACTTCATGGCATCAAACCTCAACGGCAGGATCTATGGACTTGGCGGGAACGTGAATGTAACGACGAGCAATAACTATCTTATTCTTTCAAGCGGATACGTGCAGGTTTATGGACGTCGCGTTTATGTTGAATCGAATACTAAAATCGCAGTTGCGCTTGATGGTAATGCTTATGGCTATGTCGTCATTTGTTTTGATCTTGGAAACAATACCGTTTCACTTGAGAAGAAGGAGACGCCATCCGGTTATCCTTCCCTAATCCAAGAAAACCTTCAACTTGGTGGTCTCATTTATGAACTACCAGTAGCCCGATACACAAAAACCGCGTCATCACTCACCCTGGACGGTAATTACGATGCTCCTAAAATTCATAGTCCTGACTTCCTCGCAGAAGATCGTGACCTCGCACAACGAGCAAGTATCAATAGTCAATATGGTCCAGCCTATCAAGGAACGTACAGTAGCGTTAGTGGCCGGTTCTTTACCTATAGTGGTATCCATTCTGGGAACGCAAGTAATGGCTTCGGTAACGTTTTTGTGGCGGGTTGGAATGTCGTTTTCTCAACTGCTGCGGCTTCCGGTAGTGGGGCGGTTTATCAATATAAGTTTAATGGCACCTGGTACGATGTCGGGATTCAATTAACATCATCCGGACTGATCGTTTCTCCGTATTCTGCCGCGCATCTACCAGGAAAATGCTATGTTACCCGATAAGTTTTATGGTAAGAAAGTCCTCGCCATCTATCGCTGTGGATCCTATATTCATGGCGTACAAAATGATGATAGCGATAAGGACTATGTCGTTATTCTTAAAAACTACCAGGACATCAGATTAGAAAAGCGGGAGAAAGTTGACTTCTTTCTATTCGGTGTAGAACCGTTTAAACGCGCGCTTCATTTTGATAAACGGGTTTTAGATTACTACTTACTATGGATGGATAATACGCTTTTAGCTTCTGAGAATATCGAATTTATTGCCGAGGAGTTTAAAGAAGAATTTTATAAGATCATTAAGATTGATTGGGACAAGTATCTGACTGCCTGGTTAAGGGTAAATGTCGAGTATTTTACGGCCTGCTTTGAAGGTCTTATTAATGAAAAATCGCTCTATAACCTCTACCGAGTTCGCTCCTTAATTGAGCATTACCAAGCGACAGGAAGGTTTGAATATTACCTAAGCGAGAAAGACAGAGATCTCATCATCGAATATAAAAACAAACAAGTAAACTTAGAAAAACATCGGGTCAATTTTAGGGAAATCTTGGAGTATCTTAAAACATTTTTAGAGAGGGAGGAAGTGAACAAATGGACACGACATCAACAGTCCTAGCATTCATCAGTGTACTAGGAACAATCTCATCAATATTTTTCGCGATATTAGCGTTTCGACGTAATGATCGTGGTGATCAGAAACAGATCGGAAAAAGTGAAGGAGTATTAATCTCTGACGTTGGTTATATTAAGTCATCAATTGATCGTATCGAGAAGACGCTCGACAAACTCGAGGAACGTTATAACGATCTAGACGGAAGACTTATAAAGGTCGAATCCGAAACTTCTAATTTAGCAACTAAGTTCGAAGAGCATATTCGGAATAAGCATCTACATGGAAAAGGAGGCATTTAATCTATGGATGAAATTATTATTAGCATTATTTCTGTCGTTGTTACAGCCGTTGTTATCCCGCTCATCACATTACTAGGCACAAAATTGATCCAGTGGATTGGTGCAAAAATCGACAATGAGAAGTCGGCGAAGATCATCGCTGAAGCATCAACGATCGTCCTTAACTCTGTTAAAACCGTATTTCAAACGTATGTTGATGCGCTTAAGAAGAACGGCGCATTTAATCAGTCTGCTCAAGAAGTGGCTCTTAATCGTGCAAAGGAAATCGCCTTGTCACAACTATCGAGCGAAACAATAAAATACATAGAAAAAAACTATGGTGACGCTAGCGCCTGGCTAACTGTACAAATCGAAGCAACGATTAATACTCTAAAACACATCGCTTAGCCTAATCATCAACCTTAAAGACAACCGCCTTCATTAATTTGAGGGCTTTTTTAAATTTTGTGTACATTTTTAAGATTTCTCCCCTATTTATATAGTGAGCAGTCATGAATGCTCTCGACCTCTGGCCGATCCATTAGTCTGTAAAGGGCGTGGTGTGCTGGGTACCTTGGGCACAAAAAAAGGAAGAGTACAGTTGCCACTACTATAAGATGGCAGCCTCCACGGATGAAATAATCCGTTGGAGGTTTTTTTCATTTTTAATATTAAAAACACCCCCAAAAATCGCCATTCGATGTGTGTAGTAATGAAAGGAGATGCACGGAATGACGATTGATAAAAAAAATAAAATTTTGGAACTAAATAGAGTTGGAAAATCAACTCGGCAAATTGCAGAGATAATTGGCATTCATTTTTCAACGATCGCTGATCTAATTAAATCAAACAAAGATATACAAGCTTATGCTTATTGCCGCATGTGTGGAAAAGAGATCAAAATTCCTAATAAGAAACATGGTGGAGTCACCAGGGCATTTTGTGATGACAAGTGTCGTTATAAATGGCACAAGCGTTTTGGACCCAAGAAAATGGTGTCTCGTGTTTGTGAGTTTTGTAGAAAAGAGTTCACTTCAGTTTCATTTAGAAATAACAGGTTTTGCAGTCGTTCCTGTGCAAATAAATCTCATGGGAAAAACCACTTATGAAAGAAATCTTGAACGTTATTTACTATCGATTTCTGTCTTTGAAACGATGCTTAAAAAAGGGGAAATTGATCAGAGTTCTTTTGAGAAAGTTGAACAAAAGGTCGCTGAAAAGTATGGGGTTAAAAACAAGTCTATTTTTCGTTCCTTTTAGTTGCTAGTTTCACTCTTTAGAGGGAATATGGTGACAAGGAAATGTATTTAAAATGAACATTAAAATCATTGAGCCACTGAATAAAATTGAACCAAGAAAGAGGGTATGTGCATACGCTCGTGTTTCGCTTGATAAAGAATCAATGCTGAACTCGTTAGTATATCAAATAGCCTATTATTCAAAGCTAATAAAGAACAATCCTAAGTGGGAATACGCTGGCATGTATTCTGATGAAGGGCTGACCGGAACGAAAGCTAATCGGCCTGGATTTCAAAAGATGGTAGAAGATGCCAAAGCTCGTAAGTTTGACATCGTGCTTGTTAAGTCAGTATCTAGATTCGCACGCAACACTGTCGACCTTCTTACTACCAGCCGCCTTTTTAAAGATCTTGGTATTGATGTTTTCTTTGAGGAACAAAACATCCACACTCTTTCCTATGAAGGGGAGTTGTTACTTTCGCTATACGCTAGTTTTGCTCAGGAAGAATCCAGGTCGATGAGCGAGAACATAAAATGGAAGATTAGGAAAGATATGCAGGAAGGAAAGCCACCTCATAATCGTGCCTTAGGTTATGAGATCAAAAACAGAGTAGTAACGATCATCCCCGACGAAGCCATCGTAGTTAAGCTTGTTTTTGCTCTATGTTTAAAAGGAAACGGAAAACTTCAAATTGCTAAATTCTTAAATAGACATGGTTATCGAACATTGAACAATAAAAGCTTTCGAGTTAACAGTGTCGACCAGATCCTAACTAACCTTACATACACTGGCGATTTGTTACTACAAAAGACGTATCGTCAAAATCACATAACCAAAAAGAAATTAAAGAATAACGGAGAACATTCCCAATATCTGGTTCGGGATAATCACCAGGGAATTATATCTAAAATAGATTTTGAAAAAGCGCAAACGATGATGTCTATTAGAAGTGAACAATTTAAAACTGCCCCTAAAGGGAACGCCACCTTATATCCATTCACTCATGTTATTAGATGCGCGAATTGTGGTGGATATTTTAGAAGAAGAAAGACTAAGGAAAAAGCCTACTATCATTGCCAAAATAAAATAAACAACATAGGTATCGAATGCCACAATCAACAAATACCCGAATTTGAGTTGTATAGGATGGCCACTGAGACACTTGGACTTGATGAATTTAGGAAGGAGAAATTCTTAGACAAAGTAGATTATATGATTGCACTACCTGGAAAAAAGGTTGAGTTTCACTTTAAGAAGGGCACATGCATTGTTAAAGATTGGAACTTTAAATCTAGAGCAGAATCCTGGACGAAGGAAATGAGAGAGCAGGCAAGAAAGAATGCAATAGCTAGCTTGAAAGGAGCAAACCATGCAAATTGAAGTTATTCCGCAAAAGATCAACAAAGACACGAAACTACAACTATCGGCTGCTAACAAGATAAAAGTAGCAGCCTATGCCCGCGTTTCAACAGATAGTGATGAGCAGTACACCTCGTTTGAAGCTCAAGTTAGCTATTATACAAAGAAGATCATAGAGAACCCCCAATGGGAGCTTGTAAGGGTTTATGCCGATGAAGGAATATCCGGAACATCGACAAAAAACCGAGAAGCCTTCCAGGAAATGATTGCGGATGCACAAAACGGAAAGCTAAACCTAATCATCACTAAATCGGTATCAAGATTTGCTCGAAACACAGTTGATTCAATAACCACCATTAGAAAGCTTAAAGCAATCGGCGTTGGAGTGATATTTGAGAAGGAAAACATAAACACTTTAGACTCAAGTGGCGAATTACTATTAACTATTATGTCCAGCTTAGCCCAAGAAGAATCTAGGTCGATTTCTGAAAACGTAACGTGGGGTATCAGAAAGCGAATGAGCGATGGTAAATACTCAATTGGTTATAGTAGCTTTTTAGGATTCGATAAGGGGAAAAACGGAAGACTGATTGTGAACAAGGAACAAGCTGAAATTGTAAGAAGAATTTTTAGTGAGTATCTTGAGGGTAAATCAACCCATCAAATTGCCAAAGAATTAACAGAAGACAGGATTCCAACACCGACTAGAAAAGTGGATGAGAACGGTAACCTAGTATGTACATGGAGAGCATCAACAATCATCAGCATCCTTTCAAACGAAAAATATAAAGGAGATGCCCTTCTTCAGAAAACCTTTGTCACTGACTATTTATCCCATAAAACAAAAAAGAACAATGGCGAACTCACAAGATATTACATTAAAGACTCCCATGAAGCGATTATTCCCGTGGAAGAATGGGAAATGGTACAAATCGAAACCGCTAGAAGAAAGCAACCATCGTTTAAGCATTCTGGAATCACTGTGTTTTCAAGCAAAGTGAGATGCGGCGATTGTGGAGCAATTTATGGCCAGAAGGTGTGGCACTCGACCGACAAATATCGAAAAACTGTGTATCAATGTAATCACAAGTTTAGTAGCAAGCAAAAATGTCAAACACCAACATTGAAAGAAGAACAAATTAAACAGGCGTTCCTTGACTCATTAAATCAATTAGATCGAACTCAGGTTTTAGATGATTGCAAATTAGCCGTTGAGACATTGAAAAACGATGAAACACCAGAAAAAGAAGCCACTAAGCTTAACGCCGAAATCGAAGTGGTCGTTGAACTTGTAAAAAAGAATCCTCACATGAGCCAAGAGCAAATCGATTTATACACAGCAAAATATGAAGACTTGGTAGAGAGATTCAAGATTGAAGAACATCGCGTTGAACGCAAATGTGCAGCAATAAAAAGAGTCGAGGTGTTTGCGATGAATCTCAAGAACGCTGGACCCGTTGTTACTGAATTTTCGAGCAAACTATGGAGTTTGCTGCTTGATAAGGCGATAGTCCAACACAATAACACCATCAAATTCATCTATTACTCAGGTGTCGAAAACACGGTTATAATTTAAAAATGTGGAACTGTTATCACAACCCGATTTATGATTTTAACGGTAATATGGTAAAGTATATTTAAATATAAAGGAGATAAATAATGTTCACTGAAAGAGCTTCTGTTTTAGCTAAATGTCCTGAGTGTGGGAATGATATTCTTATTGATCAAGTGTGGCATCTGCCTAGTGAAGCTTTGATACAATTATCAAGGCTTTTTTTGTGCTTAAAACGCTAAAAATAGGCCATTTAATACTGATTTCTATGATTTTCGGTGATAGTTAATGGTTTTCAGGGCAAAAAATAGGGGGAAATATATACTATTGAAAACCTACTAGTTGAACGATTAGGGGGTGGGGTTGCACGATTGAACGATTACAAGGAGAGGGGTTGCACGATTGAACGATTACGGGAGAGGGGGTTGCATCTAGGGTTTAAGTCCCCTAATACGCCCCATCTCTAAACACCGAGAATGCTACCTCAAAAAGGGTAGCATTTTTTGTGTCAATAAACGGAACCCTTTTTTTAATCGTTCAACAGTAGCCCGGAGTAAAGCAATGTGGGGTTGAGGCCATGGGGATACTTTTTATCCCGCGAGACAAGTGAACTATTATTTTGGATAGGCCGTATATATGAAACCGTTGTCACATATGTTGCGAAGTCTTTTCAAGAGATGGAAAACAGAAAAGAGAATCTGTTTGTGAAATATCTTGGCTTTTATGTATTGACATTATACAGCCAAGGTATAATATTACATATGAACGATTGTTCAACCGTTCAATGTTCAACGAGGGAGGTAATAATATGGCAAATAAAATACAACTGGCCGATAGATGTGACTGCGAAGTAATACATGAGGAAATTGTAAATCAAGTCCGAGAAAAAATGCCTCAAGAAGAAACACTTTATGACCTTGCAGAGTTATTTAAGGTCTTTGGTGATACAACAAGGATTAAGATATTATGGGCACTGGATGAAGCGGAAATATGCGTTTGTGATATTGCATTCTTATTAAAAATGACCCAATCAGCAATTTCACATCAACTAAGAGTGTTAAAACAGGCTGATCTTGTAAAAAGTAGAAGAGAAGGAAAAATTGTATTCTACTCCCTTCAAGATGAACATGTAAGACAAATATTTGATCAGGGATTATTTCATATTTCAGAGGAAAGAAAGTAAAGGAGGGTCAATTATGTTAAAGAAGGAATTAATTTTGGAAGGTCTGGATTGCGCGAATTGTGCAGCTAAAATTGAAGATGAAGTTAATAAAATACATGGGGTCAAAGCCTATATGAATTTCATGAACAAGACATTGACTTTAGAAACGGAGTCGGAGACGGATTACGAGAATACACTACAGCAAGTAGAAATCATAGTGCACAAACACGAACCCGCTGTGGTAGTGAAAACAAAATCCGTTAACAAGAGCAATAAAAGAGTATTCATGCTTGAAGGGCTCGACTGTGCCAATTGTGCGGCCAAAATTGAGACAGAAGTTTGCAATATAGAAGGCGTAAAATTCGCATCAGTTGATTTTGTATCAAAAAAGCTTACGTTGGAGACGATTTCTGGAACCAATGTTTCTTCATTAAATGAAGCGATAGAAGGTATCGTGAAGAAAATAGAACCAGAGGGTAAAGTCGTTTTTGAGGGGAAATCATCCAAAGCTGTAACAAAAGAGAATGATGAAGATAAAGATAACAATAAAAAAGAAATAGCAAGGCTGATAATCGGCGGAGCAATATTTGCAGTAGGCATGATATTTAATTTCCAGAATTGGTTGGAACTAACCTTGTTTTTAATCAGTTACATTATAGTAGGTGGACCCGTTGTATTAAAAGCAATCAAGGGAATTGCAAGAGGTCAGGTATTCAGTGAACATTTTCTTATGAGCGTAGCGACCATTGGCGCATTCTTCATTGGCGAATATCCAGAAGGTGTTGCAGTTATGATGTTCTATCTAGTTGGTGAATTGTTCCAAGATCTGGCCGTGGGTCATTCCAGAAAATCGATCAGTGCATTGATGGATATACGACCTGACTATGCAAATCTTAAAATTGGTGATGAAATTAAAAAAGTGTCACCGGAAGAAGTTAACATCGGAGATATCATCGTTGTAAAACCAGGAGAAAAAGTTCCACTCGACGGAAAAGTCCTAGATGGAACATCAATGGTAGATACAGCAGCATTAACCGGTGAATCTATTCCCCGCGAACTGGTACCTGGCAGCGATGCTTTAAGTGGATTCATTAACAAGAATGGTGTATTAACGGTTGAAGTTACAAAGGATTTTGGTGAATCTACAGTATCAAAAATTTTGGATTTGGTACAAAACGCAAGTAGTAGAAAAGCTCCTACAGAACAATTTATAACAAAATTTGCCCGTTACTATACTCCGGTTGTTGTATTTGGAGCGTTGGCATTGGCGATTATACCACCATTAGTAGTGCCAGGAGCCACATTTTCAGAATGGATTTATAGAGCTCTGGTGTTTCTGGTTGTATCCTGCCCTTGTGCTTTAGTAATTTCAATACCGTTAGGATTCTTCGGTGGTATTGGCGGAGCTTCGAAGAGGGGTATTCTTGTAAAAGGCAGTAATTATCTAGAGGCTTTGAACAATGTAGAAATGGTTGTATTTGATAAGACGGGTACATTAACCAAAGGGGTTTTTGAGGTTGTAGAAGTCAATGCTCAAATTGATTATACAGACGATGAATTGATTGAATATGCAGCATATGCTGAAAGTCATTCAAGCCATCCGATTGCGTTATCCATCTTGAAGGTTTATAAGAAAGAGATTGATTTCAGTAAAATAGATGATTATAAAGAAATCGCAGGTCATGGTTTAAGTGTTAAGCTTGCCGATAAAGAGGTTCTTGCCGGTAACGCCAAATTAATGGTTAGTGAAAATATTAAATATCAAGAAATAGAAACAATTGGCACCGTGGTACACATTGCAATAAATAAAAAATATGCGGGTAATATAGTAATCTCAGATGAAGTCAAGGAAGACTCAGCAGAGGCAATTAAAGGATTAAAAGCACTTGGCATAAAGAAAACTGTTATGCTAACCGGTGATATGAAAGCAGTTGGCAAAAAGATAGGAAACCAACTAGGGTTGGATGAAGTTTATTCGGAACTGCTGCCTGCAGACAAGGTGGAAAAGATAGAATTCCTAGACGCTAACAAATCAAAAAAGGGTAAGATCGTATTTGTTGGTGACGGAATTAACGATGCACCTGTGCTTGCAAGGGCGGATATTGGTATGGCTATGGGAGGATTAGGTTCGGATGCAGCCATTGAAGCTGCTGATATTGTTATTATGACAGATGAACCATCCAAGATTGTTACAGCAATTAAAGTTGCTAAAAGAACAAGGAACATTGTCATGCAGAATATTATCTTTGCATTGGGAGTTAAGGCTATATTCCTTGTACTTGGGGCATTAGGCGTAGCATCCATGTGGGAAGCAGTATTTGCTGATGTGGGAGTTGCTGTCCTAGCAATTTTAAATGCGATGCGTGTAATAAATACTAAAAATTTGTAAAAACAGAATTAAGGGTGTGTAGCATATATAAAGACCTTGCTATATTTTTCGCGGGATTGACTGCTTGGGAATCAATCGTCCATGCTTCATTTGGTTTATGGTGGAATTTGCCAATAACTCTTTTGGGTATTACTATAACCCCTGAGGTCAATACTATTCAGATTATTGTTCCTGCGTTGATATCATCATTCTCAGTATATTTCGGTTGGCTTAAAAAATCTTAGCGAAAAAAAACAATGTTTTTATGTATTAGAATCCCTGAGTTTTTGGGTGTTATTAATCAAAAATTCTTCTATGGCTATGTTTTGAAATTAAAGCCGAGAAATACCGTTAAAGATTTGCTGTTTAAGCACAAGCATAGATTTTCAGATGAAAAAATCCGAAGCCATTAATGTGGAACAGCTAAAATCTTTACAGCGCAGGGGGTGTTTTTCTTTACAATAAAAATTAATTCCGATCTCTTTGATCCATGGTGTTATATCCAAAATATGTTACTTTACGAGTTTCAAGGCACTTTTTTCGAGCAATCCACGAAACTCGACGTATCTAGTCAATGGAAAGACCTTAAATAAGAAGTGAAGCAAAATAGACAAAACTAATTGGGCAGGTAATGATCATTAATCGTCTTCATTATAAGATATTTTGTTGGGGTGGTTAGCTTTTTGCAGGGGTGTGAATAAATCAGTAAGGGTGCGTAATTGTTTCAAAATAGGTAGTCTTACACATCCAGGAGGAGCAAACGACTATGGTAGTTTTGAAGTTGAGTGCCTCAAGTGTAAACACCATTTTGACATATATGTAGGTAGAGACATTGATGCATCAAGCATCAAATCAGGCGCAAAATTAATAA